AATGTCGCTCAGGCGCTGGCAACTCGAGGCGGCGCGGAAGGGTAACGCTTCGCTACTGATCTGGCTCGGTAAGCAGATGCTAGGCCAGAAGGATACGATCGAGATCGACGGCGACTCTGGGATCAAGCTGACCATGAATTACGAACGTAAGAAAAAGGCATGAGTGAAGACGCGCAAGGTTCTTATTCGAAGCCGTATTTCAGCGAGTTCAATCCGAGGGTTATACCTTATCAGTCTGATGTCGTTGATTTTCTGGATGAGTGGGATTTCGGAACTGGTACGCCAGAGCTTCTACTCTCTGGCAGTTACGGATCGGCGAAGTCTATTCTTATGGCTCATCTGGCAGTCCGTCATTGTGTGGAGAATCCTGGAGCCCGAGTCTGTCTCGCAAGGAAAGCACTCCCAGACCTGAAGGATACGATCTTCAAGGAGATCCTCGAGCATATCACCGAAGACTTCGTCGAAGGTAAGCATTACAGGGTGAACCATTCCACGGCTAAAGTGACCTGGTGGAACGGCTCCGAGATCATCTCGAGATCGTGGTCGGATAAGAAATACAAGAAGGCCCGATCGCTCAAGCTCTCGATGGTTGTATTCGAGGAGCTGACCGAGAACAACGATGACGATAAGCAGGCCTTCGACACGCTCAAGGCTCGTCTTCGCCGGATCCCGACAGTGAAGGAAAACATCCTGATCGCCGCCACTAACCCGGATGGCCCGGGCCATTGGGTCTACAAATACTTTTTCGAAAATAACCAGCCGACTCGCAAGGTGTTTAAGTCGGTCACGACTGACAACCCATTTCTGGATCCGGTCTACATCCAGCAACTGAAGGCCGACCTCGCGCCTCGGGAGGCCCAGCGGTATATCTACGGCGAGTGGGTGGAGATCGACCAGGACAGGATTTACTCGGCCTACGATCCCGAGCTCAACTACCTAAAGACCGACTACACGCCGAATCCCCACCATCCGATCATTCTCGCCTTCGACTTCAACATCGGGCACGGGAAGCCCATGTCGTCCATCGCTGGCCAGTTCATTGATGGTGTCTGGCACTTCTTCGATGAGGTGGTAATCCAAGGAGCCAGGACTCAGGACGCCATTGAAGCCTGGCTCGAACGCCCATACATTACGCACGGCGCAAGGGTTCTAGTCCATGGGGATGCGTCTGGTCAGGCCCGGGACACTAGGAGCATCGTTTCTGATTACGACATCATCCGTCGGGCTCTGGCGAATCACGGCGTTAACGTGGCCATGGAAGTCCCACGAGAGAACCCGCCGATCAGGAAGCGCCATAACATCGTGAACGCCTATTGCCTAAACGAGGCCGGGGCTCGGCGCTTGTTCATTTACAACAGGTGCAAGGTGGCCCATGATGGCATGAGACTGTCAGCCTTGAAGAAGTCGGGCGAATATATCGAGGACGATTCGAAGGCATACCAGCATATCACGACCGCGATCGGCTACTCGGTGGTGTACGAGCACAACAGGCTCGGGACTCAAGTGGTCGGAAGCTCAAGGAGATTTTAATGTTTAACCTGTTGAACCCCACAGTCAGACGCCAGATCATCGAAGAAAGCAAAGGCTCCGAGAACGTCGAGCGTAAGAAGATCAGCTTCGGCCAGTTCGAGATTTTCAAGGATCGCATCCTCCAACAGGTGAAGGCCTACCTCGAGGGATTCTACTCGAAGGATACCATCCAGAATACGCCGATCGTCTCGAGCGTGAACCTGGCCCGCCGGATCGTGAAGAAGGAAGCCAGCCTATATCGTCGTGCTCCCACCAGGGAGTTCTACGGACTCAGCGAGGAGCAGGAGTCGGTGATCCGTCAGATTTACGCAGACCTCAAGATCGACTCGATCATGATGAAGGCCAACGAATACTTCAAGCTCCAGGATCAGGCCCACCTGTACGTCGTTCCTAGGAAGGGAAAGCTCAAGGTTCAGGCCTTGCTGGCCCATAACCTCGACGTTGTTCCGTCCAGCGAAGATCCCGAGGAGGGTGAGGTTTACGTCATCAACGGCTTCGACCGCACCATGGCCAACGTCAAGGTGAGCGAAGACGGCGACAGCATGGACGAGATGATTGCTGACGAGGACGACTATCAGGCGGGCCTCAAGGCCTCTGCGGTCTGGTCGCCACTGTTCAACTTCGTCATGGATTCCAACGGGAATATCATGCCAGCCGAGTCCTACGAGAACCCGATCGGTGGGGTCGTCCCGTTCGTCGACATCAATGGCGGGAAAGACGGCGAGTATTGGGTTCGTTCTGGCGCGGCTCTTACTGACTTCACCATCCAGTTCAACGCAGGCCTGACCGACCTCGGAAACGTGGTACGGATGCAGGGCTTCGGCCAGGCATGGCTCAAGGCTCCGTCGAATCTGATCCCGAACAATATCCAGATCGGGACTAACTTCGTCCTCCGCTTGCCGATCGATCCGAACAACCCGGTCGAGACTGACTTCGGATATGCTAACGCGAACCCTGATCTGCAAGGCTCGCTCTCCTACCTCGAGGGCCTGCTCTCTAGCTTCCTGACCTCCCGTGGCGTCGATCCGAAGGTGGTCAACGCTAAGATGGACTCAGTGAAATACAGCTCTGGATTCGAGCGCCTGCTGGCTATGGTCGAGCAGTTCGAGGCCTCAGAGGCTGACATCTCAGCGTTCCAGGACGCCGAGCAGAAGCTGTTCAAGATCATCGTGGCCTACGTCAACACCTATGGCGGGACGAGCGTTCTCCCGGGCTACAGGGTCGCCCCTATCGGCGAGGACGCCTTCGTTGAGGTTAGCTATAAGAAGCCACAGTCGGTCATGACCGAGGCTGAGAAGCTCGCCACCATTCAACAGCGTAAGGAGATGGGCCTCATCACTCAGGTCGAGGCTATCGCACTGGATCGCGAGATCGACGCCGATGAGGCGCAAGAGGTTTACAACCGGATCCAGGCCGAGCAGGGAGCAGAGATCGAAAGAATCATGCCAACTCGTCAGCCTGAGACAGTGGACGTCGAGGAAGACGATGCCGAGGATGAGGACGAGTCACTGAATGGCTGAACCCGGGATCAAGCTCACGAAGAAGCGAGTCTCTCAGAAGCTCGATCTGAATGAGCTAACGGGCCGGAACATCGCTTCAGATCCTGTCTTGGTGCGGAAGATCGCTCAGGGCATCATCGACTACATGGTGGATCGGGCGAAGTCTGGAAGGGGCCTCGGGCGCAAGGATCTGAAAAGTCCCTATTCGAAAAGCTATTCCGAGAGCCTGGCCTTCAAGGCGGCAGGCAAGGCTCGGAACGATGTGAACATGACCTTGTCGGGCGATATGCTCCGCTCGATCGACATTCTCGAGGAGGACGGCGCCAGCGTCGTGATCGGCATCGAGGACGAGGTGGACGCTCCGAAGGCTTACGGCCATCAGACCGGATTCGAGGGCCATCCGACAATCCCAAGCGGTAAGTATAAGCGCCCGTTCTTCGGCGTGACAGCCGACGAGGTGAAGAAGCAAGTCCTGCCGAAGTTCAAGGCCGAGATCGACCAGAGCGCAGGAGCCAGGACGATCAGCTCTCTCGAGAGCCAGGAGGCCGCGATCTCGTTCATCCAGGGGATCCGCAGGCTCGGCCAGCTCTTCGAGGTGATCGATTGAAGCTGAAACTTAACCGGAAAAGCCTAGACCGCGTCGAGGCCGACACCAAGGAAAGGCTCAATCGAGTCCTGTCGAATAAGGAAATGTTAGGCGAGGTCGGAGACATGGCCATCGATATGATCCGGCAGAACACCAGAAAAGGAACCTCGACAGTCACCGATCAGAAGTTCGCACCATTATCAAAGCCATGGATCAAGACACGTGATAAGATCGCCTCGTCGCAAGGCACGCATCCGACCTATGCGAAGAAGCGGTCGAACCTGACTCTCTCGGGCCAGCTACTGGACTCCATGAAGCGCTCGGTGGTCGGGCGCATGGTCACCATCTTCTTCGATGGCACTCACATCCCGTACAGGATCCAGACCAAGAATGGCATCTCTCGAGTCGGTAAGCTGATAAAGAACAGCAGGCTGGCGCAGTACGTCGCGGAACAGGGTCGGCCATTCTTTGGATTCTCCAAAGCATTTGAATTAAAGCTACTTGCACAGGTGAAAAGGATTGTCATTCGGTACATAAGGCGCAATATTTGACCAAACACTTGATAACCATAGGAGGATCGTCAAGAATGGAAGAACAGAACGTGGCCAGTGGCCAATCGACAGAAGGCAGTGCCGGAAGCCGAGACAGTTCGGGTGATGTTGTGAAGTACGAAACCTATTCAAAAGCGATTGGAGAGATCAAAGCTCTCAAGTCGAAGCTGAATGAGTTTCAAGCTAAGGAACACGAACGGGAACAGACTGTGTTAGCTGAACAGGGCAAGTATAAGGAAGCCCTGGAGAATGCCTTGAAGTCCAAGCGGGACATCGAGGAAGCTCTCAAGGCCAAGGATGCCGCCTACGCTAAGACAGTTTTCCAGAAGGAGGTCAAAGCATTGGCCGTCCAGATGGGAGCCCGGAAGGAAGCCTTAGAAGACATCGTCAAGGTAGGCGACTGGTCTAGTGTCGAAATCGACGAGAGTTTTAATCTCAACGTCGATCAGCTCAAGACTCAGATCGCAAACCTCGCGAAGTCGAAGCCGTACTTTTTCACCAACACCGCAAGCAAGCCGGGTGATGTTCACGTTTCGGCTGGTAAGTTCGAAGCCGGAGAGAAGTCCATCAAGGAACTCTCGAAGGACGAGATCATTGAAAAACTAAAAACACTTAACCCATAAGGAAATACTATGCCTGACGTCATTACTGGGAATACGCAGTTATCTGCTACCAAGAACGATCTAATCACTAGCCTGGTTCAAAAGGAATTGAAGTTCCGCGCCAAGCTCCTCGCCACTGTAACCGACCTTTCTAGCTATGCTGGCAAGGGAATGAAGTCGATCAGCTTTCCTAAGCTGTCTTCTTTCACTGTTGAGAACCGCGCAAGCGCAACTCCTGGAACCCTCCAGGCTTTGTCCGCTTCAGTGGATAAGCTCGACCTGAACCTGAACGCATACGTCGCTTGGTTGGTTGACTCGTCTGACGAGATCCAATCCTCGATCGATGTTCAGATCGAAAACGCTCTCCGCGCCGCTGCCAGCCATGGCCGTTACGTTGACGAGCAGATCATCGCCGTCCTCGAGGCAGGCGCTGGTCTCGACATCGGAACCGCTCCTATCACTTCCGATCTGATCTTGGACGCTCGCGAGCAACTTGTAAAGTCTTTCGCTGATCCTATGGCCTGCGTTATGCTCGTTGGCCCAGATCAGGAGAAGGCCATGCTGAAGATCGCTGACTTCGTTCGCGCTGACGCTTACGGATCCAGCAACATTCCAGCGGGCGAAATCGGTCGCGTGTGGGGTATGCCTGTAGTGGTTCACCAGGGCGTTGCCGCTGGTAAGGCTTACTTCTACAGCAAAGACGCTGTCGGTATCGCTTTCCAGAAAGCTCCTTCGATGGCTGAACAGCCAGAGATCGCTTACGGAACCAACGCTAAGCGCGTAGCTATCGACCAGCTCTTCGGCGTTAAGGCGCTCCAGACTGGCGAACTCGGAGCCGCTTCTGGCAAGTCTCCGCTGATCGTGAAGCTCTAATAAGCTAACGGAATGGGCAGGGACTCGCTTCCATCAGCCATTCCGAACTTCATCACCGCCTCGACTCCGATGGGGTTGAGGCGGTTGATGCTATCTAACAATGCACGGATGGGAGCCCATGTTCGTTACTTCGATATTCAACAGGCCACTCTAAATGGGCGCCTGGTTTGGATCGCGTGGTTCTATGAGGATCTTTCCTCGATCAACATTCGTGAACTGGAGGGCGCGAAATGAGTCTCCCTGGCAGTAACCATGATCGCGAATACCAGAAGTTCAGAGACACGCCGACAGGGCCAGCCGTGGCGATAACTGGAGCGGCTAACGGAGGCTCGATCACTGTCGAGACCGCTGGCGTCCAGTGGGATGAAATTATCACCACGTTCCCATCGAATACTGTCGAGGTCTTCACCTATAAGCTGTCCGGGGTGGTGGTTCAGACGATCACAGTTACTTATCAGTCGAATGACAAGAAGGTTCCGCTTTCTGTCGTGAAGGTGAGGCCCTGATGCCTTGGAAGTTCGACGCTCAGATCGCTGACCTGGTCTTCTTTGTAAAGCCTGACGACGTATCTGATCCGGCTAACATTACGCTCGGTGATTCTGGCCTGTCTGATCTGGCGATCGACACAGGAGATCGGATAAACGACAGTTCTACACTTGACCAAGGCCAGCGAGTGATCGAGGTTAACTTCTAATGGCTATCTTACGAGTTCCAAGGATTACGACCGCGCAACGCCTCCCGCTGGTTCTGCTAGATGGTGAGGTGGTTTTCGACACCGACGAGGTGATGTTTTACGGGGGAGACGGAGCCACCCCTGGCGGCTTTCCTATCGGCTCGGGTGTTGGGATTCCAGAAGGCGGGGCAGACGGAGACTTGCTCGCAAAGGCGTCAGCCGATGATTATGACACGGAGTGGATTAGCCAGGACGCACTCTCTCAAGAATGGAAAAACGAGGCTTTCACGCTCACATTGTCACAAATTACTTTAAAGAAAATCACGCTTGCTTTCACTCCAAAGGACAGAGAGGCGGTTCGCCTGATTCCCGATGGAGGGCCAGAGCAAAGACTTGGTGTTGACTACGAGGTAACAGGCAATGAGATACTGTGGAACGGTCTCACGCTTGATGGATTCCTCGAAATCGGTGAAACGATCAGGGTCGTCTATCCAGCGTGAAGATCGCAACAAACAACAAAAGGATGGGAAAAAATGAGTTCACCTAATCAAATCAAACAAAAGTACATCGTGCGGATCAATTCGCAGGGGTACTACGTCGAACAGAATGGGGCGATCAAAGCCGTTAAAGCTGACGGAACCGAAGCCGATCTTCTGAAGCTCGACGGGTCGGATCAGCCGATCCTTATGGGACATGAAGTAGCCAAGAAGTCCGAAGTCGATGCTGTATCTTCCGGCCTTGCTCAAGAGATTCTTGATCGAGCGGCTGGAGACCTGGCGAACCTCTCTCGGATCGAAGCCCTGGAGAATCTTTCGATCGCTCAGACGATCTATGTGTCGAAAAATGGTAATGATACCACCGGAACGGGTGGCCAGCACAAGCCGTTCCTGACTCTCACTAAGGCTTTCTCGATGATTACCGACGCAAGCCCGAGCAAGCGTTACGTTATCCGCGTTGCCGCTGGTGCTTACTCTGAGGCATCTGTAGCGCTTCCGGCAAACGTGTTCGTGATCGGTGAGCAGAAAGAAAGCGTCCGAATCACTGGAGCTGTTTCCATGGGAACATGGGCGCAGGATAACTCTGGATCTGATGATCGTTCCGGGTTCTCTAACGTGTCGCTCTTGAGTGCTGCTAACTTCAACTGGTCAACTGCTAAGTCTCGCGCTGGTAAACTCTACATGAACGAAGTAGTTTTCGGATCTACTTTGAACCTGTATGGCTATGACAACGCAATCGCACAGGCTCAATTCGATTCATGCGTGATCTTCGGGGCCGTTACGATCAGCGGGATCAACGTGGGCGTTTTCTCGAATAACGTCTGTTACGGAAACGTGACTTTGAACCAGCATCCGAATGGCGGGATGGCCTCCATCCTTGCGGCTTCCGGTGGCTATTGTTCTGGAACTGTTCGGTTCAATACTACTGTGAACGACTTCAATCGTCGCTCTGCTGGTTTTCTTCGTGCCTTCCCGTCTGAGAACCTTATCGTCGATGGTTCAAGCTCCTATGCTGACGTTGACCTGATTTCTCAGGGTAAGTCTAGCACTCAGAAGTTAAACAGCGGGAACCTCGTTGCGTTGAATCCTCGTATCAGCCACGACATTGAGACGCAGATGATCAAGCCACTGAACACCAACTCGCACAACATGGGCGACTGGGGAAAACAGTGGATGTTCAACTTCGGATATGTTCACGCATCGTCTGGAACCGATCTTTATCTGTCCTCTTTAGATCAGTCCTATGATCCTGCTGGGTCTTCGGCTGGCTATGCGATTAACATCGAATCAGACGGATATGGACTCAAGCCGAACGTGAATGGTGGCGACATCAATCTCACGACTGGCGCAGTCAGTGGAACTGGTGTTCGTGGTAAAATCAAGTTCGACGCTCGCGAGATCGACGCATCGAGCAAGAAGATCACGAGCCTTGCTGATGGTTCTGCTTCCGGTGACGCAGTAAACAAGGGCCAGCTCGATGCTAGTTCTGTAGCTGACAAGGCCTATGCTGATGCTGCCGTTCTGGTCGAGAAGAACCGCGCCGAAGGCGTGGAAGCTGGACTTCAGACCCAGATCAACACCGAGAAGGGCCGGATCGACGCGATCCTGAGCGCTTCCGATGCTGACAAGGACTCCTTCGCTGAGATCGTTGCTCTCATCAACTCTGTTGATCTGACTAACGACAACGCGCTGGCTTCCGCAATACTCAGCCTTCAGGCTGTGGACTCTGGCCTCAATGGTCGTTTGACCACTGCGGAAGG